CAACCAGGGTTAAGAATAGCACCATATAATGAGTTCAAGTTAATTTTCTTTACGAGCTGACGTTTGTCCCAATACTCGATTTCTGCTGCATTACCTGCGTCCTTAGCTTTCTTTAGCATCTTCTGCAAGTCTTTACGTTCACTGTACCAACGCTTTAGAATACCAGGAATAACACCTTCAAATTCTGTAGTAAAGATAGTACCGTTTGCACTAAGCATCCAAGGCTGATTACTATCAAAGATTACTTTATAAAGTTCAGCACCACTTAGTACATCACTTCCTCCAGACTCCCAGTCAACTGTTAGTGCAATGTCCTTGCGCTGTTCCATAACAGCTTCGTATTCTTCTGTACTAAAGCGTCCTTCCCAACTNCCTGCAAAACTCTTTTTCTTTAGACCCATGTCTTCTGTAACACGAGCATCACTGATCTCTGGACGGATCTGTCCTACAACAGTTTCTGGGGCCATGTTGAGCGCACGAATTACTGAAGGATACAGTGAGTTCAAGTCCATTGAAGCCACCCACTTGTGCAAGCCCTTCTTAGGAAACGCAACATACGCACCAGCTGCTTGTGTGTTCTCGTCATCACGCTTTGCACGATTAGGTACTTGTAAGCCCCTGTGCCATGCTTCGTTAACAATAGCTTGCTCAGTAACAGCAACAGCACCCATTGTTGTTTGTAGAAGCACTGTGTTAGCGTGTGCAAGCTCGTTACTAAGATCAATGAAGCGTAGCTTCTTGTCTAGTTTGTCAAGTAGTGCAGTATCTTGAATGTTATATTCAATAAATTTGCGGAAGTCATTGTTGTAAAGTGCATCAAGTGTTCCTTCATACGGAACTTTGTTCTCACCTACTTCGATCTCGCCAATCGCATCCAGTCGATATGTGTGACGTTCTTCATATGTATACTTGCGATATAAGTTCAAACTGTCTAAGTGCACACGACCTACTAGATCAAATGTTTCACTTTCCTTGCCAAACTTTTCGTACATACGCTTCTTAGGAAGTTGTCCCCACAAGCAGAAACGTCTTGTGTCATCTTTGCTTAGTACACGGGCAGTTCTGTTTACAGTATACGGAATATCGTATCCTTCACTGTTCCAGCCACTTAAAATATCACTGTCTTCAATAAGTGTTAAGAAGGTGTCGATCATATCGCCTTCTTTCTCAAACAGCATTACATTGTCAATGCCTTCAAGTTCTTTTTTAGCTTGCTCCATTGTAAGTGTTTTAGGAGGAACAGCAAGACATACCATAGTCTCTAACCATTGCAAATAGACTGAGATTGAAGTAATAGGCATAAACGGATCACTTGGATCAGCAAAGCCTTTCTCCGGATCAAAGTCAGTCTCAATATCGAAAAAAGCAATGTTTAGTTTAGGAGCATCTTGATTAAGATAATGTTCACTCAAACACTGAAAGATAGGATTGATATCACTTTCAAACAGTTCTTTGTCTCTGTTGATAGCAACTTCTTTACGGAAGTCTTTTGTATTCTTACACACAATACGACTTAGAGGATCACCGTACACACTTTTGTACTTGCCTCGTTGGTCTTTATAATAAAATGTATATTTTACAGGATATTCGCGATAAGTTCTCTTACCGTCTTTGCGTTCNACTGCACGGATAATATCANNATCGCGGTCAAACATTGCGTCTACATAGCTCATTTAATCTCCTTGTTGCTTCTGGCCAACTAACCTTTAAACCTGTTCGTAAAGTGAACGACTCTGTAAAGTATATATTACCACCAAAGCATTGCTACGCCAAATCCGAATACATTTACTACACAAAAATATGCAGTCAACATCATTGGCCAAGCAAGGCCTCGTCTAATATATCCTAACACTCCGAATATAGATCCAATAAAAAATCCTGGATATACTATTGTCATGTTAGGCTCATATGCAGTCATAGCGAGTGTTAAACTAGCTGCTACAGTAAATACAAAACTTAAAATTTCATAAAAGAATGCAGTCTTATCAGTGTGATAACTCTGCATCCAAAACTCTTTAATTTTATTCACTATTTGTCAACACCTACTGTTGCAACAAGCGTTTCGAGATCATCAAATGCATCAGCATGCTTTTCCCAGTCACGTTTCTGTGCAATCTTAATTGCTTTGTTAATCAGAGCAGGCTTAATGTTAAGTTCTTCTGCAACAGCTTTAACAGTGTCTTTAAGTCCGCCCTGCAAATCTTCGATCTCTTGCAATACTGTTACACCTTCTTGAACAAGGCGCTCAAGTTTTGCTTTTTCTTCTGCACCATAGGTACGATCACTCATAATAGTCTCCTTGTTGAGTTAAATTGTTAAGTTAATTATAGCGTACATCGTGAAAAAAGTCAAGCGTTAACTTGACTTTATTTTGTACTGTAGTGGGATTTATTTTTTAGAATTTAGTTTACGGTAAAGCATTTCTTTGATTGATTCGGTAGTATATTCTTTACCTTTATGCTTTTGTTTGCCCATCTTATCATCACGCTTTTTATTTGTATGTGCGCCCATTGCTCCACTTTTACGTAGATCGTTCATGTATTGAGCGTTAGGATCACGGGCTTTGATTGGCTTAGGTTTAGGAGCTTCTTCTATACTTTCGTTCCACTTCTCTAACCAAGTTTCAAAACGCTGTGTCTTTTTAGGATCCGCTGCAATTTGTTGTAGTGCAACTGTGTGTTTTTTAAGAAACTTTTGCCAATTAGTTCCACTGGCTTTAGGAGCAGATGATTTTTTTACTTCTTGTCTAGCATTTCTGTCCTTAGTTGACGAATCGTCAGTTGAATCCTTTTCTGGTTTGAGCAAATTTAGACTGTTATACTTGGCTCTACCTGTTTGAAAGTCGTCTTTAAAGTCCTCACCTACTAGTTTATCACGTGTTGGATTTTTCGTAGTTCCTGCAGAATTTTTCTTAATAGCATCTTTGCCTTTAAGTTGTCCTGCTGAGCCAGTCTTTTGTGATTCGTTTAGAGTAACACCTGCTAGGGAAGCAAAGTCGCTTAGACTATAATCACCTTCAACTGGCATACTACCTTGTGCAACTTCTACACTTTCTACAACGTAATCTTTAGTTGGCGCAGCTTCAATACTTTGACCTGCACTTTCTGCAAGTTTACGTAAATCTTCTCTAGGATCACTTGGATCTAGTGCAAAAAGTTTATGCTGTAATGCATTAAAGTCCATATTACCTGCCTAATTTAGCTGATAGTTTTGCTTGTAAAGATTCTTTATAAGTACTTTCTGAAACAGCATTGCAGTTACAGTGCTTACAAGTTGGCGGACATGTGCAGTCTTCTGCTTTTACATCACTACCACAACACTTGTCTGAACAGTGTGTATCTTTAGCTTCAGTAACTTCGCCCATTGGACTTTCTTGATAGTCTAGGTGGTGATAAACACTACCAATCATATCTGCTGATTTAGTAATTTTACTTTGTACCCAACCTTCTAAACCTTCAGCCTCACTGATGCCTTTGAGCATGTCGTGCAATTTAATTGCATATTTTGCAATTTTGTATAGGTCTGCACGGGCCATTTGTACTTCATGATCACGCTCTGCTGCGTGAGCTAAATCACCTAAACCTTCTTTAATCTCTTTATCTCTCATTGAGTTGCTCCAATAATACGTATTATAGTGTATTTATGCTTTATTGCGCTTAGGCTTCTTTTTCTTAGACTTCTTTATAGAGCCTGTTCGTGTTAGTGTACCTGGTCCACCATTAACAAATCCGTTTCCGCCGCCCATACTAGAGGCAACTGATCCTGCAGACATTTCAGCAGCAGTTGTTTCACATAGTTCATTTATTTTCATTGTGACATCCTTTATCCGTGTTCAAATCTTGATACTGACTTTGGTGTATATTGTTGCCTATCTGTATACTGTTTCCAAAATGCATTACGTTCATTAGTAGTTGCTCTACGTGCTTCGTGTTCTTTATACTTTTCTACGTAATACTCAATATCTATCATTTCTTTTTCCTACCTGATTTCATGTTTGCGCACCAATGATACATTTTGGCCTTCTCACCACTTGCATTCTTAGCACGTTTGCGTAGACTTGTTACGCTACCATTGCAACTAGCACCTGAACGCTTTACACGCCCTGGCCTGCTTTTGCCTTTTTTCTTACCATCTGCAAAGTTTTCTTCTATGCTTTCTGCCTGTGCCTCTGTTTGTAATACGTCTTTTGCTGTACGTATTGCTTGTTTGCCGTGAGGATGATTAGGATTAATACTTACTGTTTCGCCATTCATTAATTCTGCAAAGTTTGCTGCTTTGCCTAATGCGTCTAACACTTGATGAAGTTTATCTTGTGTATCGTGATTGCCTCTTTCATACCCTGATTTGCCGCGTACTTCTACACGATGTTTTTCTGTTGTATCCATGATATGTAGAACGTCCATATTTTTATCACGTTCAAATTTTAGTATGATTCCCTCAGTAAGTCCTAGATTAAATAATACGTTTGTTTTACTACCTTTTACTTTTTTACTTAATGTGGGAGGATGTCCGTCTTTGTCTACAGTATTACCAAATTTAGCAGCTTGTGTTTTTATTTCATCAGTGTCCACGTCAACTGTGGTGTTCACACCTTTGACAATTCTGCCATCTTCGCTTAATATTTCGTAGACTTTCATTTCTTAGTACGTCCTCTAAATCCTGGCTGTTGATTCACCGCCCCCGTCATACCTGGAAGACTGAACCAAAGTTTAAACCATTCTTCAGTACCTGGCTGTATATTTTTTTCACGCTCAATTTTCTTTTTCTCTGTGCCTGTAACAG